TCTTCGATTTCTTGCGTATACAATCCCATCCGGAGTCTCTGTCGTATCCGTTCCGGAGTCGATGGATATTGTTCTCCCTCTTTGGTATTGCTTGCCCGGAATAAGAACACTACCGAGATGCAATAACCCGATTTGAACATAGTTTTCTTTTGTTGTTTGCGCTGGTATACGTAATCCGAGAGCCTCGAATCTTTGACCGTTGAGATTGACGAGTAATGTCATGGACTTCGGTATGAGTTCGATCTCCGATGGAGAGAGACCGACGAGGGACTCGTCAAGAAGGAGGACGGCTTGTTTTGTTCCGGTCGACGTTCCACCGAATCTCCCTTCGCTATTTGATACGACCGTACGAAATGCGAAAGACTCCGCGCCGGTTTTGATTCTCACAGTCCATCCCGCGCATTCGTTGTATCGAAAGTACGGTTGATTCGCCGCGGTGTTTGCTCCTCGGACGGTTCGACCTTGCACAAGACACTCCGAGACAATACACGTCGAAAAGGTGTCGAGTACTGTCCATGATGCCGATGAATAATATTCAATCTTCGCTTCTCGGAAGTTGTAATTGGAGAGATGGATTCCAACTATATCATTAGGGAGAGACTCGTCTCGATGGATACTTGTATCCGGGTCAAGCTTGAGCGCGATAAATTGCTCGGGTACATTTCCCGATGTCACACTCGCCGATCTCCATGTTATCCGACGAGTCGGAGAGATGGAATAGAACACGTTCTCGATTGCATGATTAGAGGTCGGTTGTATCGAGAAGGAGTCTCCCTCGTACGTTGCTCCGTCGGTTGCGCTGATCAATACGTTATCGGCTACATATGCGAATTGTCCCGTCGGTGGATATGCTCTTTGGAATAAATCGCTCGGAGAAGAGAAACTCGTTAATTGATCTCCGATCTCGAATCCTCTTGCTATGACGATTTCGCTCCAGACAGTCTCGAGAGTCCCGCTCGCATATGCAAGATTACCCCAACGAATACGAGTCTCGCTCGAAGATCCGCCGCCGTCGGTTAATGTCGTTGTCGATCCTGCGGTTGTCCATTGTCTCTTGTTCGAGGTCGAGTCTATGTCCCTATAATATACCGTACACTTTCGATTATGCATTGCAATCATTATGTCGACAAGAGAGAGATCGAGACTCGTCAAAGAAAAAATATTCGAGGAACTGTTAATATCTCTCAAGACAATATCGGTCCTAGTTATACGGAGCTCGATCTCATAATCTTGAGAACCATCATCGAGACGAAGATTAATCCCTCTCGTGTTTGTTGTTGTGTTGCCTCCCGTCATCGAGTGGATTCGAGCGCGTACAATCAATCCTCTGTCGACTATGTCGCTTGTAGGGAGTCCCGATAATGTCGGAGAGACGCTATATCTCTTTTGTTGAGAGAGCGCGACTCCGTTCGAATTGAGAGCCTCCGTCCCTAATCCGAGAGTGGTCACATTTGTAAAATTGGAATAGAGATCCAAACCCGGATATGTCAATCCCCAGGAGAGCCGATTCCACTCCGCATCCTGATTGTGTGTATAATATGCAATCGGTAAAGTAACAGAAGAGTAACCTCCGAGCATGAACATCGAGATCGAGAAGTTATTCGTCGTCGATACCGGCTCGAATAATATCACCGATCGACCGGACCACGACAACGCAAAGGACGAGGAGATTGTGCTCGCGTCATCTTGTGTATGTAGAAACCGACCTCTGCCAGAAATATCCGATCCCATGACCCGAAAGGAGATGGCATCTCCACTCCAATAAATCCGATAGTCTCCTCCGCCTCCTTCGATGCGTGTGACAATCATGTGTGACGCTCCCTCGTCGGTCCATGCGGCAACGTCTCCGCCGGTCATGTAGTCGTTACTCCCTCCGGTGACATTCGTCAACGATACAACGACATAAGCTGACGCGTCTCGTAATCTATGCGCGGATATATACGCGGACGAGAGGGTCATATAATGGATCTCGTTTGTTGCTCCACAATACGCAAGACGAAACAATCCATCATGTGCATATAGAGAAATGTTTCGGAAAGAGTGATCGTCGATCTCTGCGCTCGTTGTTACAAGATCAAACGATCCTCCGAGGTCACTCGAGACAAATTGGAGAAGTCGGTTTCTCTTCGTTGCGCTCGTGTCGTTCCACTCAGTCTCGATCATTACGAGAACCACTCCTTGCGCTTGCGCTACTCTCAAACGTTGCGGATTATGGTTTTGAAAAGACGACCCCGATCCGGTCGACGTTCCGATCGAGAGGGACTCTTGAAATCCTTTCGATGTTCTGAGCGTCCACGTCGTACCATCAAAAGAGGTATACGTCCGAAGATTGACCGAAGAGTCATCTCCCGCAAGATGTACGAGAAGATAACTCTCATCCGGGAGTGTACACATCCCAGAAAGAAGAGAATACGTTAATGTCGTGCTCTCTGTAAAGACTGCATTATCGACCGTATTATCATCGATTTGTAGCTTTGTTACTCGTACCGTTCTCGATACCGTATCATCTTTGGAATATGACACGAGAAGATCTCCGTCTCCCGTATCGAGACCCGATGGATCTTTGTAGTTTGCGACCGCCGTCGATACGGAATAGTGCAGATTCTTGAATCTTGAGATTGTATTTTGTGGATCTCTCCCGTAGTTTATACTCGTTTGCTCGTCCTCGAAGATGAATCCCGCTCCGAATCCTGCATATCCGGATTTTTGTGTCTTGATTGTCAGGTTCGATCCCGTGACCTGATTTCCGCTTGCGTATAGTCTCATGGGAGAAGATTGGTTTGCAACCGGATCGCCGGCGATAGAGTCTCCGAGCGTGAAAGAAGATTGTGTCGTCCATATATTCGAATCATCGAGTCCCAATGGTACGAGAAAGCCTCGAAGATATGTCGGTGTTACATTAGGCATTAGTATCCTCTCCTTGCTGATCTCGTAGAAGAGAGACCGCTTCTCTCGCGATCTCTGACGAATCGGTCGAAGTGTTTATACGGATTCATCACAATAACCTCGGGAGACATAGATTGTCCATTTTGTAACCGGGAGACTCCTTGATCTCCGAGCGCGTTGACCGTAGCCCGATCGAGAATTGCTTCTCCCTGTTTGACGATCACGACTCTCTCGTCCGGAGTCTTGTCGACCATACCTCCCATATGGAAGCGCGGCGGTTGTTGTGACATGACGGTTGCGGTCTGTGCTGCGGCTGTGGCTACATACCCGGCGATTGCTATCGGTGCGAATGGTCCAAATTGAGCCGGTGCAGCCGTGATACTTTTGGCTGTGTTCATCACGATCTCTCCGATTGCTGCGGCTCGATTCGCCAAAAATAACGCCGTTATCAATTTCTTGTTTTTACTCCCGCTCTTTTCTAGCATCTCGAGAGAAGCCGTCGTCGCCGATGAGATCCCAGAGAGAAAAACCTTTGTACCTTCCAAAGTTTGAGAGAGTGATTTTTGATGTGCTTTCTCTCGGAGCGTATCAAGATCCATGATATATTTTGACTCGGCCGCGAACATTGCTCTCTTTCGATCCGCTTCGATCATGTCTCTCTCTTCTTGTGTCTCCGCGCTTTCAAGAGAAGCCTCCGTCGCTTCTCTAATCTTGTCGATCGTCTCCTGTTTGGAGAGCGCCAGTTTTATTTCTTGCGCTTCGAGTTGCTCCGAAGCAGGTACATTATCCAAGAAAGCCGAGAGCGCGGCACTCTCTAACGATACTCTCAAAGATGATATTTGAAACATCTTCTCTCGCTTCTCGAGGAGATCTTCGGTTTTCTTGTTGAGTTCTTCGAGGTCCTTCTTCTCTTGCGCTGTTATTGCTTCTTTTGACTTTTGGACCGCTTCGGAGCTTCTCTCTATATCCAATCTCGCATTTGCGATAAAAGCCGTCTCTTCTTGTGTTTTGGCTTGTAATGCAAGTTTATCGACTTGCGCTCTCATCGAATCCAATTGGCCGTCAAGCGCGTCTCTCTTTTGTTGCGCTATCTGTTTTATTTGCTCCTCTTTTGGTAGGATGGAGATTGCAAGATCTTGCGATTCTTGCTGTAATTGCGTAGCCTCGGTATCGATGAGAGTCGCCAATTTCATAAACTCGATTCTTTTCTTCTCGGCTCTCTCTCTTGCCTTTTCGATCTTCTCTTGTTTTTCCTTTTCCTTTGCAATCTCTTGCTCTAATTTTGTCGTAGACTTTACTCTCTCGACTCGGATCTTCTCTTCTTTGTTGATATCCGAAATAAGAGATCTGTGATTGCTTACAATTTTCTGTAACTTCGTCTCCTCTGCGGTTATTTCGTGCAATTGTTTTGTTGCATCCGCTCTCTCTTTTGTATTCAATCCTAACTGATTTCGAATTCTGAAAAGCTCTCTATATTCGGTATCTAATAAATCCAATCTTTGAACCGCTTTTTTTCTTCGCTCCTCTGCTAAGTCTCTCAGCTTTTGAGAGTCATTCCCTATTATCCGAATTTGTCTTCGAGAATTATCATGAATCTCCGATAGTTCTTTCTCGGTTTTGGTATATCCGCCACGTATGAACGCAAGCTCTCGGACAAGACGGCTCTCCTCGTGTAAGGCATCGATACGCGCGGCGTTCGGATCTCCGAGTCCTTTGTCTAAGGTTTGAGATAGATTCTCTATATCGTTTGCTAGTTGATTAATATTTCGAGAAGAGTCCTTCGCTTTATTACTAAATTCTTGAAACTCTTTTTTTGCGTTTGCGCTCTTTGATGTGAATAAAGTATAAGCCGCCGCCGCTGCTAATAAAACACCTACAATCGACATAAGGACGACATTACCCGTCGCAAGAGATCGAGAAAGGCTTCTCGCGGCTTGTCCGGCTGCTCCGATCTCCATCGTTAGAGTTGCGAGTTCTGGATTTATTGCTCCGACTACATCTTCGAGCGAGCCGAGAGCCGCGCCGAAATCTCTCGATTGTCTTCGAGTCTGACTCATGGCAGTATTCGCACGTCCGAAATGTGTGACCATACTATCCGAAGATCTCTTCGCCGCTTGCGCTTGTTTGGAGAAAGAGTCGGATACTTTTTCGGATGTTTTCTTGTATTCCTTCGCAGTTGCTCTCGCGGCTTTCTTCGACTCCTCGGCGGCTTTATGCGCGGCTTTTGTTGACTTTCTAAACTCCGCGGCGAGTGCTCTCGTCATTTGACCGGCTTCTTTTTTGGTCATCCCCGGGATCTGTGCGAGGGAGGTCTGAAACTGTTTGAGATTCGCTCTCAGGGTAATCTCTACGCTTTTATTTACATCACCGGCCATGTATCACCTTTTTTTCGATTCTTTGAGCATGTCTCTCACCATCAATCTAACGAGTCGATCTCCGGCGCGCTTCATCGGTTGCCATAATAATTCGTTCGATGTGCGAGAGCCGAGAGCAAGATTGTTGAGTGTATGAGGTCCGGTTTTTATAGCCCACGCATAACGAGCGGTATTTCGTACGAATGCGACGAGATCTTCTCCATCGATGAGTATCCCTCTTTCGAGTTTGTTCTTCGAGTCTTCGCTTCTTTTGGATATGACTCTCTTTTCATCATCTCGAAAACGTTCCGATTGTTTCTCTTCGAGAGAGTTCATGATTGCATACGCTTCGCTTTTTCCATATCTTCTCTCGAGTGCTCGAAAGGTCATCCGCTTCTTCTCGGCGCCGGTCCTCGGTCTCTCGGTTCGAACCGGCCATTGTCTATAGGCATCTTGATATATCTCCTCGACGGAGTCCTCGAAGATGGCTCGTATTTTGGGAAGAGCATCAAGAAGATTATTGACCATTCTCTCTAAATCATCGGATACTCCAACCGCCGCGTTTCCGTGTTTGATAAACACTTTAGCCATGGTTTCTCCTCTTCATCTTGCGAACTTGATTCCTATTATAGCGCATCCGTCTCTCCTCTCGTTGACTCTTATCTTCGTTTTCCAAAATATAATCAGCAATGAGAGAGGAGCGCGTATCGGGATCGAGCTCTCGAAACCATGTCGGCGATTGATGCCATCTCCGAGAGATAATAAGTTCTAATCGTGCGAGATGCCCGGATCGTGAGAAGAGGAAAAATTTGCTTTTTCTTCGACCTCGCTCTCGGTTGGAATCTTCGTCGCCATAAACGAGAGAGCCGTCACTCCTTGCTCGTATATGATAGACGCCGTCACTCCGCTCTCGAGAAGCTTCTCAAGACACTTATGTCCGTATTCTCTCGGATTGCTCGACCCCGGTCGATACTTCGGAAGCTTCATCGTATGATCAAGACATACTCCCAACGCTCCCGAGCATAATCGCGCGAGTTGTGCATTGTCGCTCTCTGTAGTCCAAAGAGAAACAAACTCGAAACATGTAGCGAGAGAGGGAGAGACGAGTCCGATCTCTCCTCCCCACTTGCTGATATTGACCTTCATATCGTCTCCTTATGTTATGATAGGTTATGTAGCTGTCGAATATGTTACGCCGCCGTAACAAGTAAACGAGATCGTAAAAGAAGAGGGATCTCCTTCAGAAAATGAGACCGTACAAACACATTTCGATAGAGTCGCTATATGCTTAGAATCATCACCTAGAGACATAGCATTCGCAATATATTCTATGTCGACACAATAAAATTCGACAAAGGGAGAGCCGCTCGATCCGGTCGACACATTCGACGCATAATGTCCGGTTTGATTCACAAAGTCAAGAAGAGATCCAGCTTCGCCGCCGTCGGTGAATTGACGAAAGAAAGCAGTGAATGAACCACTCGCAGAGGGTTCGGAGTCTCCCTTTCGTACTGTAGAAATTACGCCGCGATCTCGAATCACGGTTTGCGCTTCTTTTGGTGTATCCATCGAGAACGCACCTTCTTCGAAGCTGATGGTCAGTTCGACCGGCGTAACCGCTGTAGCGTCTCGAAGTGTTAGAGAGCCGTCTCGGCGTGTTTTGGGTAAACTTGAATAAGCCACTGTATTACTCCTATGATAATGATATTGTATGTAAAGCGGAGAACTCTATCTCCGAGATAAGGTATTCTTGAGAGTCCGGAGCGCGTCTCGATGCTCGTACGAATCGAACCTCGATTGCTCGATTGAAGTCTCGCGCACATATTGCCGAGATTACTTCTTGTTCTTTGTCGAGTGCGTTCCCGTAATCGAGGATCACGTCATGAGGTCGGATTCGATACGCAAAGCGCACACGAACCAACGTCTCGCAATATGCACCGACCGCACTTCTTTGTCTCTCGTTCTGTCCATTTGTCGCCGATACATCGACAGAAAATCCGAGATGTGCGATCGTGTTCTGTATACGTCCAAAGTAATCCGGAAGCATACGAACCTCTCGAAATCCTGAGAGCGCGTCCACGTTTGAGGCGATAGACGTTCGAACCTGGGAGACGGATACACTCATTAGTATCTCCGACGACGGTATTGATTGACGCCGGGACGTGTGAGATAAATCGTCGGTTGTCCTCGTGTGCGCTTGTCGGCATCCTCTGCTCTTCCGTCATGAGATTCATCGTACACGAAATTGATTTGATCGAACTCATCTCGATAGAGTCGATAGTGTTCTGTACTGAGATCGAGAAAACGTCCGTTCGATTGACCGAGGGAGGAGTGAAAGTCTCGAAAGATCAAGTACAAGGAAAGGTGTCGATGCGCTTCAAAGAAGGTCTCCGGAGACATGATGAGATATTCATATCCCATCCCACGGTTGCGAATCCTTCTCAAGATTTGATACCATGCATCGTCGATATATTGTTGATACGATGACATAGAGGATGGGCGAAGATTCTCGAGATCGCTATACGTTGCCGTGAGATCTACATCGGATACGACAGGATACAACCTCTTGAGTACGAGAGACGCCATTCTTCGGAAGATATAATCCTCTCCTGAGATTGTGACGGTCCACTCTTGAACGTATCCCTCTCCCAGTAACTCCGACGCCGCCAATTGCTCCGCGGTATGCGCATATGATACCGTACCATTACCGGCGATCAATGCAGTTTGATCGGTCAAGAGATCCGCTCCCGTCGGCTTCTTGAGAGTGTACGTCGCGGCGGTCGGTATGATTTGAGATCCATCTCGAAAGAAACGGATTTCTGTAGACTGCGCGCGCGCTCTTTCCAAAAGTTCGACGGTTCGAATCTGTGCGGCGTAAGGAGTCGAGAGAGACATGTATTATCCTTTTATTACGTCCCACCATGCCGCGCCATCCGATACTACATGGACGGCTTCACCGGCGGCGAGAGTCGCGATTGTGTTCGATTGGGGATCTTTCACGACGATATTGTGTGTACTAGAAGCGCGGTTTTTTACCCAAAAGCACGCGCCATTTTTGAACGCGGGAAGGATACAATCGAGAGTCCCGGTATTATTACGGAGCAATTGATAAGGTGCGTCCGAATAAACAAGAGTCTTATTTCCGGTGATAGTCTCAGGATTAACCATTCCGGGTTGTACGATATGGCGAGGGATTCGGAATTCTGCTTTGTCTGAAAAAGCCATTACTTCTCCTTTTTGCGATCGGCTCTCTCGAGATGTTTCTCGATAACCTTGCGCGCTTGTTGATGTGTTAGATTGGGGTTTGCTTGTCGGATACGAGAAGCGATTCGATCAAGTGCGGAGTGTTTCTTATCATAAGACATAAGCATCTCTCCCTAACTTGTCGACTCGTGATATTGCTTTCTTCGTCTCTCTATACTCTTGTTGTTTCTTCTTCAATCGAATCTCGACTTCTGGGATATGTTGATCCCTCTCGAGTCGGGACATGGCTCGATTCATCGAGATCAATCGAAGCTCGGCGATCTTTGGATGTGGCGGTTGGATATGTCCATCGGCTACGAGAGACATCCTCCACTCGTCGAAACCTTTCTGATCAAAATGCTCGATCATACGTCGTCCGACTTTTTCGAGTCTCATCCATTTTGATGTGTGATAATTGCCTTTGTGCGCGGGATATACTCTGAGATAGTCGAGTTTTCTTGGATCGAGGATCGTCCATCCTTGATCTTGCATATTCGTGCGCATCATAGACGAGTCGAGTCTACCATTAACGATGCGACAAAGATTTACGCCCGCTTCTTCTTGACACGAGGATAGAACGGGAAGGAGAAGAGGGATAGAGACCTTCTTCTTTTTGTCGTCCATGATTTGGTATTTCTCAAAAATAACCGTCTCCCATGATTCGGGATTGTGCGCAAAGAAAAAGCGAGCGTTCTTTTTTTTTGGGATTCGAGTCCCTTGAGTGGTTTTCTCTTCCCACGGTTGCGCGAAGTTGTCATATGTTGTCATGTTGTCTCCTATAAAAAAAGGTGCCGGAGACCGCTAAAGGAGACTAGATAACAGCCTCCGACAAAAGCGATCTATCGAGCAGAAAGTATCTTGCATCCTTTGGTGTCGAGGATTTTCGCAATTCCTAGATACCCATGTCCTACGATGAAAGTACTCGCACTCATTGGACGACGATCGAATTCGACCACGACCTTTCCCATTTGCATCAAGTCAGATGATCCGGGGATGTTTTGAGGGACTCCATCAACATAACCGAGAGCCATTGGAGATAACATAAAGTTATCGAATCCGGAAGAAGCGTTCTCGTTGACATGAGAGGATCGATACACATCGACGCCGAAAAGATTTCCGACGAAATTTCCTCCTTTCGCTTCGAGCATAGAAGCCGAGGACTGCATGCGAGAGATTGCGTTTCCGGTCTCATTGCGGAGGCTGTCTTGAAGCTCTGTCAATGCCTTCGGGGCCAAGACGGCCGCATATGGACCGGGAGCACCTACAGCAAGAGACGCAAGATTTTGCGCTTGTTCAAGTTGGAAAATTGCGTCGAAGAAGTCATCCACGCTCAAAGTAGTTGAATTAAGACCGGAGCTATTTGTAAAAGAAGCCGCGGCGAGTCCGGTCATTTCTGCGAATCGGGTCTCGTAACTGAGCGCGATCGATCGAGCAATTCGGAAAGGGTCTATGTCGGGAGATCCTGACAATCCGGTCATTACTGCGAGATCGTCCATCTCGTAGATGATGTACTGTCGAGCCGCCGCAATATCTGCGTTGTCGATAGTTAAAGCAGTAGTATTACTGGAATGATCTTCGTTCTCAGAGGTAGCCGCGGCCATGGAGTCATATCCATCGAGACCGGCGAGTCTAACACGTACCGTATCACTTCCAAGGCCATTAATAGAACCTTGATAGCTAATGAGACCTGTATTTCGAAGGTTAGAGGTATCCTTAAGAAGGAGGTTGATCTCCTGAGAGATCATTGCAGAAAGTCGTAATTTATCAACGAGACCGCCGGATGCGGATACGTTGTCAAACGTAATTGGATTGGTTGTCGCCATTTTGGAGACTCCTATATGTAAAGGGTTGGATTTGCGTTTCCGGGCTATCTGCTTTTTCCGGTGCGACCGTACCCAATATTCGAATATAGTATATCATATGAATTTGGAGTGCAAGATGATTATCGAAATAATCGCACGGTACGAAGGAGGGAGACTCGTTTGTTATCCGAAGAGAACACGAGGTCGCACCGAAGATATAAAACGCCGTCAAATCGAAGCATGTCGATTTCTCAACGGAGACGCATCCCAGTTCCCTTTTTCTCGAGAGCCTTCTTCGCTTGCGTATAAAGATCTCGATCCGCTCCGGAAGTTACGGCTCCCCCTTTCTGCAGAAAGGAATAGACCCGAGCTCTCGCCCATTGTGATTGAGTCGCTCCCGGTCGATGACCCGTCGCCCATGCAGCTAACCCTTTTTTAAAGACCTTTTCGATAATCCCTCTCGGGATCTTTGTCACCTTTGCAACCGCCGAGACGAATCGATCGTCCTGTTTTCCTTTCTCCATCTTTGACGCGGCTTCTCGAATCTCTTCTCTCATTTTCTTGAGAGAGAGCGTATATCTCGAGGGACGCGTCTTCGCTTTCTTGTCTCCTGGGAGAGGTTTAAATTTTGCCGATCCCGTTCTCTTTCCTTCGAGTCTCTTTCGAATCTCTGCCTTTCTTCGATCTGCGGTCGACTTCTTCAATCCACTTGTGTATTTTCTTGGAACTTTTGCTTTTGCCATGTTTACTCCTGTAAAAAAGGGAGAGACTCTCATCTCTCCCTTATATGATACAATATCGGATCTCTAGAAGAAATACCAAATCATGATACCGTCGCCGCTAGAGAGAGCGGCTCCAAAGCTTATTCGAGCAACTCCGCCACTTCCACCGGTTGCGGATACGGAGAACTCGTCGTTATCGCTCGCAGTGTCTCCGAGTGCGGTCATGTTACGAAGAGATAGACCGTTCTTGAATACAAGCACACTGTTGAGAGCCTGAGACGGGAGAGCCTGAGCAAGATCGATAAAAGTTGTCGACGCTCCGGAGATCTCCGCTCCTTCTTGTTTGAAGGTGATTCCAAGCTTCGCCGCCGAGACGCTAGCCGATCCAAGCTTGTCAGAAGTTACAGCCGCATTCGCGAGAGCCGATGTTCCAACGGCACCGCCGGATATTTTTGCGGAGGTAACCGAAGCCGATGCAAGAGCACCGGAATCGACGACACCGGCCGAAAACATGTTAGAACTGTTAATCGCAGCATCCGCAATTTGAGCCGCGCCGACCGAATCGTTTCCTAACTTGGATTGTGTAATTGCAGCATCTTGAACATTGGATGTTTGAACAACCGCCGATCCTAATTTTGCATTCGTGATACATGCATCTTGTAACTTCGCCGTACTGATCTGCGCATCTCCGACCTTCGCCTCGGTAACCGAGTTTGAAGCCAATTCAGAGGAGCCAACCGCGGCCGCAATTATTTGCGCCGTGCCAACCGAATCGTTAGCGAGTTTTGCTTGCGTAATCTGTGCGTTTCCGACCTTCGCCGTCAAGACGGAATCGTCCGAGAGCTTGTCCGAAGTAATTGCGCTGTTATTTATTTTTGAAGTTACAACGCCGGAATCAGCGATCGAGATTTCATCGCCGCTCTTTTGGAGACCTCCGGAGACGGTTACCTGTCCTAATCCGGTGAATCTTTGGAAAGAAATATTTGTTGTTCCCAGTGTTACAGCATCATTAGAGCAAACATATCCTTGTTCTTGCAAGGTACCTTGCAATACGAAAAGAAACGCTCCGGGGAAATCTGAGTTCTGATCCATGTCTGAGGATCGAGAAGCTGATGAACCGCTCGAAGAGTATACATAGACGCCGTTCTCTGATTGGTCGGTTTGAGACAAAAGAAGGAATCGATCATTCGCTCCCATAGTTACCGAATCGATGCTCGCAGGGAGGTTTGAAATGTCGATGTTACTCTCACTTGCTACCTTCACATTTTCTTTGACATTAAGTCCACTCGCTACACTGTCGACGTATGATTTAGAACTGGCATCATTCGCATTTGTAGGAGTTGTTGCTACTCGCAACGTACCGGAAGAGAAGTCATACGTATCGGTCAAGTCTAGCTTGTTCGCAGCAATTGACCCGGCTAATTTTCCGTTCGTGACTTGAGAGTCACCGATCGCGGCAGTCTGAACCGCACCGGCTCCAAGCTTGCTCGAAGTTACGGCACCACTTCCGATTTTTCCCTCAACAACGCAAAGCGCCGCAAGTTCGCTTGTTCCAATTTCGCCGGCTCCTACCTTGTCGGCGGTAATTGCATCGTTGGCAAGAGCCGCTGTAGCAATAACACCGGATGAGAAAAATGAAGCAGAATTAAGAGCACCGGATGCGATGGCGCTAGAAGTAACCGCGCCTGATCCCAATTTTGCACTTGTGACACTACCGCCGGCGAGCGCGCTCGATCCGACCGCTTCACTGGCTATTTTTGCGGCAACAATCGCCGCGTTGGCGATCTGATCGCCTTTTATTTGTACTGAACCCATAGGTATACAATCTCCAATTTAAAACATGTTTTGGTTTCTAGTCTCCTATAAGTAAAAATCGTTATTGGACCTCTTCGAGAATCACATGAACCTTGACATTACCACTCGATGATTGAACAAAGAGAGAGCTCGATCTGTTCTTCCCTTTGCCGAGTCGGATGATCAAAAAGTTCGAAGCCGGTACAAAAGCATTATCATTCGTGTCTATGTCGTCGGTGTCACTATATCCATTTTGCGCAATGTATATCTTTGTCCCATCGCAACCGATGGAGACCTGATTACAAGCGGATGGAAGGAGTATCTCGTCACAACCGGAATCTCCGACCGTGAAAGTCTTGAACGCAGGATATACACTCAATGATCTAAGGTCTCGTTGTGCCATGATAACTCCTATTCTTTGATATAGTCGACCTCAAGAAGATCGCCGGTTTGAGGTGTAAAATTAAGATTAAAAGAGGTCGAGTTTGTTTCGGAGAAGTTCTCTCCCACAACCTGACGTATCCCATTATAGTACACTCGAAGAGATCCGGAGCGATAATTTTCTGGGATTGTGAATCCCGTCCTTTCTCCGTTAATTTGAGAGGTCAAGTTCGCTTTTTCCATGTCGGAACCTCCTCCCTCCGGGGGATTGATGAAAGCAAATCGAAACGCCATAACATATTAAGCCTTTCGACGATTGCGCATCTTCCACGCCTCGACGACCTTATCTCGATTCGCCGCATAGAACTCGGGATCTTTGAGAGCACGATCGAGAAAATTTGGAGAGTCCGGCGCCGGGATTGCTCCGACATTCGATCGAGGAGGAGCAACGGATTCGACTTCGGTCGTTTCTGTCGCCGCTGTTATGTCTGTAGAGTCTTGCGGAGTCTCTTCCGATGTACTCGCCATCTTCAACGCTCGAAGATGAGGACGGATCGTTATAGGGGCTTCGTCGGGATTGTCGACTTGAGTATCTAGCCATTCGGATAATGAGAGTCTCTCTTTCTCTGCAACGTTCTTTTGTGCTCGATCATATGTCCACTCGATCGCCTCAATGAGATCGGGATCGGTGAGTCCATGTTTAGATATGCTCTGATATCGAGAGAATCTCTTCTCGCTTGTCGAGAGTTTCGATTGCATCTCCGATAGTTGTTGATTCAAGATGTCGATCGAGGACATCGCCTTCTCCGACTTCTCTATCCTCTTTTGCGCTTCTTCGAGTGCTTGCTCGGCTACTGTCGCACGTTGCGCGACTTTACCGATTCGATCTTTGATGATGCTCTCGACTTGAGATTTGAGGATATACGTCTTTCCCTCGTGTTCTATTTCCATAATGTCTCCTATGTGTGATTAGAGAGAATATTCCGCTCTCTCTTTGCGGATTCGATCAAGTTCTTTTTTTGCTTCGAGGTCGTCAAGATCCGGATTAAGAATCTTCATTGCATCGACCGGAGAGATCAACCCGGCTGCGAGTTTCTGAACCACATCCTCACGCTGCGATTTAAGCTCCTCCGGAGAAAGTGGAAGAGAATTGTATTTCACTCGATAGCCGGTCTCAGGAAGATTCGTTCCCAGGAAACGATTGCAAAGCATTGCGCTTTTACCCATCATCTCTTGATCCCCTCTCCGAAACTGAGGAGCAAAGCGAATCGAACTTTCTCTTTGTCCCTCTCTTGATATGGAGAGAGCATAACCCGATCTCGGGTCTCCGGATTGTCGGAGAACTTCGCTGGATATACCGGCCGCGGTTGCGACTCGATACTCATACGAGGAGATACTCTCGAGTAGTTTCTGAGGATCGGCATATGTAAAAGATCCAATCAAGGGTTGACCTTGATTGTCGGGATCGGGTTGGAACATCAAGATCGAAGAAGGATCGGTCGAGATTGCGCTACGTCTCCCGAGAAGATCTCCCTCAACTTGAGACAAACCGGCCAGCGTGAGGCCTACAGTCCACTTCTGAGGCCATGAATTATCGCGCACGCAGTGGACAAAAAAGCTGAATAAGACCCCTGCGGTCAGGGTTCCATACGGTAATTGTGCACCATCGAACGCATTAAACAGTTGTCCGGTTTTCTCGGCATGATAAAGAACTACGGGAAGGAAGGGATCTCCCTCTCGTGACTTGTAGGGATATGCGTCTCCCCTCATTGCTTCATGTCCCATGTAGTCGGCAGACATATCTCGTCCGATACCTCCGCTCGATGTAGCCTCATATATTCCAAAGAGAGGATTGGACTTATCCCGGATGTCGAATATATCCCATGTCCATATCGACTCTCTCGCGTCTTTTGGATTCATACGAAGTCGTAACTCTTGATAGTACAAAGGTATATCGGGAGCATCTTCGGACGCGCCGGCTATGACAAAGTCCGGAGTAACCGATCGATAACATAGACCGGGCAATCGTGCGATCTCTTGCGGATGGTGAGGAGCCACATCGACGCGGACGAACATCTCTCGTATGCCTAATGTCATTTGTTGGACTCGTTGCATCAACTGGAAGAAACCCGCACGCGATACATATCCCTCTCGACCGACGAGAGCGGATATATCTTGATCGTGTGATACATTTGGCTCCGAGTGATAAAGGACCGCGAGTTGTCTTGTCACTTGCTCGAATGCATTCGACGACATGTCCGATACTCCGAGCGCTTCTCGTCGGTCCGTGGGTAGGTGTCGAAGGAGCTCGTCCTCGAGGTCTTGCTCCCATAAACCGGTAAGGAGACGCCGTCGGAGGGCACTATGTTGCCACCTTCTCTCGTCGGTATCGCTCGGAGCGGTTGGCTTTGATGGAATTGGAGAGGAGTACATTAGAACACCTTTATATTTTGAGGAATTGTAACTCTATAGTCTAGGATCGGCAAGAGACCATATCTCAGAGCGTCTATTTTATGCCCATGGGGATTACGGCTATTTGCGCTCTGAGAACGTCCCAGCGTCCACGAGCGGATCGCTTTTATCGTCTCTCGACACTCGGGTCGAATCCAAAAGTGACGACGAGACATAATGGCATGTAGTAAACTGGCACCGAAGTAAACCGAATGACGCTTCTTAACGGCTTGTCGTACCGTCCATGGGAGATTACGCGGAGGATAACCGAGGATCGATTCGAATGCTCTCATCAAAAGAATATTGGACATCCGATATTGGTTTCTCCCTCGATGCTCTCCGTCTCCGGTCCATTTGCATATCTTCGGATCGACGCCGTACTTTTTGAGAAGATCAAGTATCGCTTGCGCATGATGTTCCGGAGGAGCTTGTCCGGAGACGTACTCGCCGAGAACGTAGACTCTCGGGTTTTGTTGATCTCTCATGTCGACACAAGAGAGAATCGCAACTTGTGACCCCGGCGTCGATCCGTGGTCGATGCCGATACAAAATCGATAGTCTCCTCCTTTGGGGACCGATTGAGTGGAGATCATATCGTCCTCGAAGTTCTCGAAGATCACGCCCTGAGGAGCAACATCAAAAGATCCCTCAACCCGCGCCGCGCGGTCGTATGGAAGATATCCCTCGACGATCTTGTCGATTTGATCCTGAGAGAGGAGATAGCCGGATGGGAGTCCGATCGGCGTTGTCGCCTCCACGGTCAAAGGGGCTTTATGTGAGGAGATCATTTTGCGATCGATCATGTCTCGAAGGTAGGTCACATCTACGCCGCCGACCGGAGTCAAAGAGAGAGCGATAGTCCCTCTCTTTCCACCGGCGCCGCCTCTCGATACTCGCGCCGAAAGTTCGTTGTAGGTCGAAATATCGACCGGCTCGTCGATGCATACGAGCGAGCATGAAGCCGACGCGAGTCCTAGTCCTTGATTCGCCGTTTTGATGCGGATTATCGATTTGTTGCGGAACTTGACCACCGGCGCAAGGCCGCGGAAGCCCTTCCCCCGGATGAACTCACAAGATGGATCGAGTTCATCTTTTGGAATCATGTCGTAAAGCTTTTGTTGTATGGTTCTCGATTGCTCGTGTGAATGTGTGATTAACCACGCCTCGATTGGCGGAGGATCTGTTCTCATATAGGGATGCCGATCAAGACAATGATATAGCAATAGGGCGCATGTGGCTACGGTTTTCCCGACTTGGTTTCCGCCTATGAGTGCCTTAACCGGCGATTTATCTGCGAGATATGCTTTCTGCGGAGGAGTAGGCACGAAATAAGAGAGCGGATCTCGCTCGCTTCGAGTCCGGAGATAATGCAGTCTTTTCGCCATCCCGCAAAGACTCATTTTCTTCTCCAGAAAACATCATAACAATCGGTTGCATCTTCAAACCGATCTTTACAATATTCCATGATTGCGATTGAGTTTTGAAGATTCGAAATCTCCTCGCACTCTTTCCCGCTTGTCTGAGAGTCGATTCCTCTCGAATACACGAGACATGTCATCGATCGACACAAGAGTCTATCCTCTACTTTTTGGACCTTGTCGGGAGAGCATAGATCTTTGATGATATCGAGGTCGGTCAATTGTTTAATGACCTCTTGTTGAGTTTGACTCGTCTTATCATCGGAGATCTTCTCTCCTTTAATGAGAGCCACGGCCCCTCCTCCGAGAATAATCCCTCCGAGAACTAGTAACGCTTCTATCATGACGGTCTCCTTCGATTGTTTAATCGTTTCGTGCATGCTATATAGTCCTCTTCACACATGTCGAAGACAAAGAGTATATCTCTCTTTGTTAGTGCGTTGTCGTATATGATAGCATAAATGAGAGAGTCTATCTCCTCTTGTGATGTTTGCGCTCTATATGCAGAAATAAGATTTCGAAGTTTTGATCTCGCGGACTCTACGGAGACGACAAGATCGGAGAGAAGCTTGTTCCCTCTTGCAACAGTTGAGATATTTCTTAATATCGAAGCTTCAATCGATTCCATCTCAGAGACGTTCTCGCTCATACTACCTCCGAGAAAAGTTTCAATTGTTGTCGATGATTGTCGAGTCTCTTCTTTGCTCCGTCAAAATATTCTTTATCAAGTTCATATCCTACGAAATCGAATCCCATCTCATAGGCCGCGATTGCACTCGATCCGCTCCCCAGATGAGTATCGAGAATTTTGTCTCCTTTCTTTGCGTATTCTTTGAGAAGAAAGCAATATAGAGAAACCGGCTTTTGTGTCGGATGGATTCGATCCGGATCGGTAGAATTGATCTTGACGTATCGAGCCGGAGAATCGAAGCTTGTCGCCGCGAGTTCCACTTGAGACATTGTCGGGATATAGGTCATCTTGTCCCATACGACAAAGGCTCGATAATGTGAGATGGGAAAATAATTCGCTCCCCAAATAATCCAGTTCTTGCATACTCTTTGCAATTGGGAGAAGTACTCTTCGGAAGGGATCACGTCGTCCCAATCCTTCGCGAGAAACCTTGTTAATGAATTTCCGCTCGATCGAGGATTGATCTCGGATGTCTTACCTTTTCCGAGACCGTACGGAGGATCGACAATCCCGAGATCGAATTCGTCGTCTTTCATTTTGCGCATTGCTTCGAGAGAGCACTCGTTCAAAAGAGAGATCATATCAAGATCCCTTCTTGAGAGCGACGACATTCGAGCCAACAAGAGAACGGAGATCGCTCTCGACTCGTTGACGGAGAATCGGAGGGAGCGCGATAATTGCATTCACAATTTCTCCCAGGACTTGATCGTCCGTCATCGTATCATATTTGTCGACCGCTCCTTCTTGCGCGTCAAGGATTCGAATCTCATTCGTAAGAGAAACCAATTGCCTCTGTAGAGCCGCGTACGCTTGCCACGATCCCGAGTCCTTCGCTTTTGACATGCTCTCTCTCAAGTCTGAGATTTGTGTCTCAAGTAGAGATCGATAATCGAGAGATGTCTCCTTCTTCTCTTCCTTCTTCGCCGGGATCTCGTGCGTTGCATCCGGCTTGTATCCGTGACGACGTGAAAGTAACCACATCGCGCTTTTAACGTCTCCTTGCGTAATGGAGGATCGGATAGTCCCGAGCGCGTCGAGTGCTCCGTGGGCTTCGCTTGCCCTTACTCTCTCGGCTAATGTTTTGTACGGCTCTCGACGTGTTTTCTCTCCCGTCTCAATCCATCGGTACAACGTAGCGCGAGAGATACCTCCGCATCTTGCGGCGATCTCCATCGTTGCGCCGGCTCGAATGGCCGCGCAAATTTTCGAGATCGTCTCTTCGGTCAATATTTTTTTTCTACCCTTTTTCTTTTGTGTCATGTGGTCTCCTGTTTTTTTGAAAAAAAATTAACTGTTTCGCAAAAAGGTCGCGGTGTGCGCAG